AAATGTATTTTCTTTTGTAAATCCATCAGTTCTTCTTCGACAAATGATATTTTTAACATAAACTATTTATTTTTTTTCTTCCCTTATTACTCCCATATCTGGATGCAAACTTTCCCAAAATATAACGATATATGTTGTTTCAATTGCAAGCATCACTAATAATATAGCAATAATGTGATATAATCTTCGATTAATTCCCATTAGTTTTTTATTATTTTCTTTATAATCTCTAAGTATCTCAGTTGCTATAGGAACATCTTCTTCTACTTCTACTTTTTCCTTATTTTCTTTTTCTTTCATATACTTCCCTCTCCTACTATAAATCAATTTCTTTGCAAACCTATATAATATTTAGTTTACAAAGGCTTGGATCGGGGTGGTTCAGTTGTTTCTAAATATTCTAGCCATCTTACAAACTCTGATTTCATATAACATCACCCGCCCATAATATACCATATTTTTATAATTTTACCATAAAAATTTCCATGAAAGGTCATTTTTTGATACTTTTTCTGTAAAAATTGCATAAAAAAATAGGGTAAGTACAAATCGTACCTACCCTATTTCTTATTTGATGGCTATTTGATTGTTAACTTTTGACCTACATAAATGAGATTCTTATTTTTGATATTATTTAAAGCTGCTAATTGCTCTACTGTAACTTTGTGTTCTTTTGCAATTTTAGTTAGACTATCTCCTTTTTGAACTACATATACTTTAAAATGGTCTTTTTTATAATCTAAATAAGACAATTTACCATGTTTAGACCAAAGTCGACCATTTAGACCTTTGATTGCTTTTTGGTTTAATAAGGTTGTTTTTTGCAGTTTAGAAGACCATTTAGAAGTGGCCTCTAATACTTCACCATTTCCAATATAAATTCCAATATGGCCTTTAATCCATACTACTTCACCAACTTCAATATTATTAAAGTTATTTGACACATTGGAACATTTTTTTATCATTGCATCTGCATTAATATCTGGAACTCCATTTGATTTATATTTTCCATTAGTAGGATACCCCCATAAAATACCTTTAATAAATCCACTACAATCAGTACATAGTTTACCATTCTTACTCTTATTCATGAAAGAACCCCAAGAATAAGTAGTATCATATTTACTATAAATCTCTTTTGCTTTTATTGTAAATTCCATGTTGTTCATAATGTACACTCCTTGTTGTTTTTTTAACAATATAAAAAAGACTAGAACTTTTATTGTCCTAGCCTTTATTTAATTATTAGATACTTCATATAGATATTTACTAAATACCCAAACATCTCTACCATTGATGTTTAATTTTGCTGAATTAGTTGGAATGTCTATATCTTTTATTGTATAAACATTATCGTTTTTAACATAACTTTTTCCACCTTGTACAACTTGGTCTTTTGTCTTATTGCCATTTTTATCTACTTCAATAAAAGGTGTACTTGGTATCCAATGATGTGATTTCACTTTATTCTTTTTATAATCATTTAATGAGCATCCTGTTAATGATGAATTACCAAAACAATTCAACTTAACATTTACTATATCAACTTTGAATATACCTTGAAACTTTACTTTAGAACCTTTGTATAATATTTGATCTGCTTTTGTATTATTCGCAGTAGCAACTTTAACATCTGATGTTTTTTTCCAATTACCACCCATACCATTTAATATATTTGTATTATCTACAAAATAACAAGCATCTGTATCATATTCATTAGGGAAACAATAAACACCATATTTATTTTTAGTCCATGAAGTAGTTTTACTTTGAGATATTTGTATATGACAATGAACACCTGTAGATTTTCCCTTTGTACCCATATTTCCAAGTTGTTCACCTTGTTTTATTAATTGACCAACTCTAGCATCAAAAGAATCATCGTGTGCAATCATAAAAGTTGCATAATCAACTCTACCATTGGCAAATCTAACCTTTTCTATTGATTGCCACATTGACTGACCACTTTCAGGATAAATCCTGATACATCTACAAGTACAAGGTGCATAATAAGGATATTTTACACCACTTTGAGAACCTCTAATATCATTAGCCATTGTTCCTTTATGACTAAAATCACCACCACTTCCTTGTGTAATATACATATCAGTGAATGGACATAAGAAATCCTCAATTCCATTTCTAACTGATTTTTGATTCTTTTTCATATTACTTATTCTCCTTTCTTTTCAATTATATTTCTAAATGCTTCATGTAATCCTGTTGATGCTAATCCACTAATCATACCTGCTAATACAACTTCTGCTGTTATATTGTTAAGGTTGATTAATACATTTATTGCTGTACCTAAAATAAGCATAATTAAAGGAATATATTTATTTGGAATAACTGTAATACTTGTTTTTATTACATATCCCACACATAAACATATTCCTAATACTACTAACACTAGATATTCAGTTAACATTGCTAAATCCATAATTTCATCTCCTTAAACTTTGTGAAAATAATTCACTTTTTCTTCTAAATTTTCTATTCCTTTTTCAACAACTGGCATTCTTTTGGCAAAATCATTATGTTCTCTTACTTCTCTTGTGAGTTCTGATATTTTTTCGTTTGTTACTGCTTGATACGTTGATAAATCTTGTCTTATTTCACTTGTTGTTTTTTTAGAGCCAAACAAATTAGTTATCAAATTACTAACCACCATAAAACTACCTGTTATTATTGCAATTAAAATTCCTTCACTCATTTTTTTATTCCTTTCTTTGTTTTTATGCTATTCTGTGCCATCTATTAACAACTTTTGATGGTTGTACGTTATTATGTGGTTGGTCTTGCCCTTGATATGGAGAAAAACCTTCTGCTTCTGTACCGTTACTTCTGATAACTGACTTATAACCTGCATTAGTATTTGCTGAATAAGGTATAACGTGTCTATGCTTAGGCATTTCTGCTATGGTTAATGTATGTGTTTCTGAACCTACAATAGTTCCTAAATCAACATTAAATTTACTATTTGAATCATTGCTTTTGGAAACTAATACAGTTCCATCTTCTTCTAGTTCCCATTCTCCACCCCAATAAACATTTGGATTAAATTCTAAATCATCAGTTTCATAGTAACTTCCAATAGGATGTACAAAATCTAATATGCTTTTGGCATTTTGTCTATTTCTATCTGCTATAAATAAATCTCCATTTACTTGAAAATCATGTTCACCATAATCGAATACTGGAATACCAACTAAAACAAGTTGATTTTCTGTATCACTTGTTAATAAGTCATTAACTATTAAATATAATTTTCCTTGTTGTGTATATGGAATTATATTTTCTAACAACAAATTAGATATAGTAATTTCATTGTTAGTTGTATCTATCGAATAATCTTCATCTGAAATTCCTTTTAAAGTTCCATCACTGCCTAATTTCCATTGTAATGTTGGTGCATTTTCAGTAGTATCAAATGTTTGTTGTTTATATTTGATACTTGCATTTAAATATAAGTTTGAACTTGTTGGATTTACTCTTTTAAATGAATATTGTGATATTTCAATTGGTATATAATCTATTAATTCTTTTGTTATTGTTTCATCAACTACATAACCTCTACTATCAGTTACAATGATTTTAAATGTATCTGTTATAGCTGTTAACACTAGTTCATAAGGACTAGCAGTTAAAACAACATCAGAATTTCCATGTATTATTTCTACTGATTTTATTGTTGCACCTTTTAATGCAGTTGGAACAATTGTTGCTTTTATATCAGATGCATTTTTAATTATTTTACTTACACTTGATCCTAGTACACTAATTACATTTGTATCTGTTTCTTCTAATGAACTTGTGAATGTTGGTTCTGCATTTACAAAAGAAATGGTTTTTGATTGAGAACTATAACCAATATTTGTTGTTCCACTATATGTATTTAAACCATAATTAGCTTTATAACTTTTTTGGCCATTTAATGTATTTCTTATAGTGTTTCTTTCTTCATCTGTTAATTCCCAATTATAAGGACTTGTATATAAACTAGATGTTCTTTTTATACTCAACATTAATTTATTATTATTATCATAAAAATTGATGTATGGTTCTACTTTAAAACTTGCTGGATTAGTAAATTCTATATATGGATTTTCTTCATCTGTAAAATCACTAGCATTTGTTATTGTTGCTAATCTTTGAATTTTTGGCATTTTAATATCAGCAGAAGTATTTCCACCACCACCAAATGATGCACTCCATGAAGTAGCAATTTTCTTTGTTGGTGAACTACCATCAGCATTATGTGTAATTGTTCTTGAAAGTTCTTGAATAGTAGTTTCACCTTTATACATAGTTGTATATCCATAACTTTTTGCTGTACCATCCAATGCAGCACTAGCACTACTAAATGCTACATTATTTTGTGTTGGGATATAGTATGTACTCTTTATATAATAAGTTGTTTTATTTGTAGTTTTATCTTGATTTGTATATTTAGCATAAGTTCTAATTTCACCATATGTTAAAGCAATAGTTGATATTTTTTGATAACTTTTAGTTAATGTAATTGCCACTATTCATCACCCCCAACATAGAAAGTCCCTGTTCTCTTTTCTCCATCTGGTTCAAACTTTTCTGTTCTGTGATAACCACTAGTAAAATAATTTGTAACTGTTAAATTATCCATTTCAGAAATCGATTTACCAAGTTCCTCATCATAACCAAAGTAAGCAAGTTTTGTTTCACCAGTTTTAATAGCAAAGGTATTATTAGTAATTAATGTTGATATTTTTGATACATTAGCAGATACAGATATACCATTTATATCAATAGTAACTAAACTATTTTTTACTGTTTCTACTCCATCATCTAACCTTTTATTTGTTTCTTCAATTTTGGTAGTAATTGATGTGTTGTTTTGTGTTACTGTAGTTGATAATGTTTGCAATGTTTCAGTTGCACTTTGAACTTGTGTATCTAAATTAGACATTTCACTTGTTACATCTGCTACTTCTTGTTGCATTGTTTCTGTTGAACTAACAACACTTTCTATTTGGTTGTTAATATGATCCACTTGCAAAGCGACTTTATTTAGTGTCTGTTTATTACTACCAGCCAAATTATAGTTAGTTTTAGAATCATCATTTACATCTGCTTTTATAATTGATTTAATCCTTGAATTATTAGATATATCCAAGATAACAGCATTAAATGTATTCCCATTTTTATCTGTTATAGCCACTACATCATTTAATTCATATATGAAACCATCCACCATATTTTCTGCTTTATATGGAGTGTATGACATTCCTACGATATATTTAGCAACCTCTTCAATCATTTCTTCTCTATAAAGGTCTACAAATGGGTTATCAAGTATTTTAAATTCAACACGTTCAGTTTCTATTGATTCAGGATATACAATGTCATCATCTATTCCATCTTTACCTAAAACTACAGTGTTGACTATAAACTCATTTTCCTTTGATAACTTTTCATATCTATTTCTTTGAATAGTATCTCCAGTTATATATTGACTTTTTATAGCTAATTCTCCATCACAATTGAATATAGCTATTTCTCCACCTATTTCAGCAATCCTTGATATTACTTCTCTATTTGTTGTAGATTCTGGAAAGTTTGGTTGTTTAAATGAATAATTGGCAAAATTAAAAGCATCACTTGCTAAAGTGATACCTTTTCTTGTACATATTTCTTGAACTATTTCCAATCCTGTATGATTAGTAGACCAATCTAATGAACTTTCATACTTATCATCTAACAATTGTGTTTTATCTTGAACATTTGACAAACTAATTGATTTAGTACTTATATTGGTTGTTATTTTATCAGCCTTTGCTATAAACACACCTTGCTTAACATATTCTATTGAACCATTAATAACAAGACCTTTATAAACTACTATTTCTTTATTCTCTAAATCTAAATTATTTTCTAAATCATATATTTCCATATTTAAAGTTTTAGTTGGAAATCCACCAATAAACTTTGTATTCGAATGTGAAATTTTAGGATAAGATTTAATTACATTACTTAAATACTCAGTATTATCTATAACAACCTTAAATCTAGGTGTTAAAGATAAACTTGCATCTATTAAATTTTTATAATCACTACTTACTGCATTCAATTCTTACATCACACTCCTTTTATTTTTTAACTATTTATTAATCGCCATGTTGTCCAAGCATCAGCAAAGTAATATCTTATATAAACTGTATTCTTCATTGATACAGCATCAAAGTTATACGGTATCGCCACTTGTGTTCTACTAGCTGTAGGTGTTCTAACACTAAAGAACAATGTTATAACAAAATAAAAACTCTGATTAGGAGTTCCTATTTGTGTCAATATATATGGTTCTGTTGTTGTATTGGCATCTATGTACCCATCTACATATGTTGCAATTCCTTTGTAATTTTCAATAAGTGAAACTCTATTCTTTAAATCAGTAGCATCCGCTCTAACATTTGTTACATCGCCATTTATAGTTGATATATTATTTTCAATTGTTTCAACATTATTATCTAAGTTTGTAATTCTTGTTGTATTTTTTAATATTGCTGTTTCTATATTATCTTGAATTTTATTTAAGTTGTTTGCACTCAATGGTGTTGTTGTATCTGGATAATCTTTAAATGTTATTTTGTCCATTTTTTCTCCTTTGATACTACATACAACACACATCGTTACATCGACATATAACCAATTACATTTATTACTGCTCTAGCCATTCCAGTTTTAGAACATGCCACACTTTCACTTGTTGGAATATCATCAATAGTTCTAACTACTATTTTATGAGTTTCACCAGTTTTTAAATAATTCTTAATGTCAATGGTTTTCTTAACATCAATTCCATAATCACTGCTTGGTGTATATGATGAAACTCCAAATGCATTAGTTATATCAGTTAAAAAACCACTACTTAAATCTATTGCATAATCTCCACCATAAGTCATATAGAAACTATAATTTTGATTATTTCCTGATTCGTATAATTTTAGATTTCTAGCATAACCTTGAATATCCATGTTTTCATTCATAGAATTATTATAATAACTCCATGTAACTTGTGTATGGTATAAAGTTAAATATGCTTGTTCAATAGTGAAATTACTAGGAACATCAACATCTATACTTACATCTGCATAAACATATGAATCATCAAAGGAATTATAATTAAACCCTAACAATCCATATCCCTCATAATTGCCTACTGAACTAAATTGAAGATTAGTTAATATCCCATCTCCACCAATAACTTTATTTCCATCTTGTAAATAGATATTCCCACTAAATGATCCATTCTTTGATTCTATACTTCCATCTTCTAAAATCTTAAAGTTTTCATTAGCAGTAACTATTCCCTCTAAACTTATTTTATTAGCTTTGATTTTTACTTCATCAGCACTTTGATTTATCTCACTTATTACTTCTGCTTTAGTAACCTTTGAATTTACATTTTCTTGTGTTATTAGAAATTGTGATGATACTTCTGCTTGTGTTGCAAATGATTTTGTTAATTCATTTTTCATAATATAATCACAAGCAAATGATACATTCGGAAAGTATTTAACACTTATTTTAGTTATGTTATCATATGTTCTTATTAAAGCAGTTAATCCTGTATCAGTTATTTTATTTCCACTTTTAACATACACCTTGCTATTCTCAATAATTAATTCATCAGTTTTACCTAATATCATTTCTAAATCAATATAAGTTTCTTTTACTAGTGAACCATCTTCATTAGATTGAACTATACAATATGTTGTTAATTTACTAGGATATAATTTTGAATTAGGATAAACCATACTAGGATATAATCCTATTTCATTAAAACCACTAATAACTAATTTACCAATAGCACCATCTGATACTATTGTTTCACCTAATATTAGTGTTCCTGTTCCATTAGCTGATTTTAAATAGTCAGTCAAATCTTCTACTCTACTTGTTAGAGATGTAATAGTATCATTAATATGATCTACTTCTAACTTAACTTGACCTATAGCATTTGTTTTACTTCCAACTAAATTGTAGTTGGTTGTTTTTTTATCTTGTGTATCTGCTTTTAGATTAGATTTAATTCTTGATTGATTTGAGTAATCCAATATAACAGCATTAAATGTTTCTCCATTTTTATCTATAATTTCAATCACATCATTTAATTCATAAATAAAACTATCTACAAACCCATCTAATTTAAATGGTGTATATGACTTACCTAATATGTGTTGAGCAATTTCCTCAATCATATCTTGTCTATACAAGTCTACAAATGGATTATCTTCTATCCTAAATTCAATTCTATCTGTAGATATTAATTCAGGATAAACAACATCATCATCTATTCCTTTTTTACCTAATACAAGTGTATTAACTACAAAAGGCTTTTCTTTTGACAATTTTTCATATCTATGTCTTTGAATAACATCTCCAGTTGCTTGTTGTTCTTTTATTTGAAGACCACCCTCACAACTCATTAGAGCCACTTCTCCACCTATTTCTGCTATTCTGCTTACAACTTCTCTATTAGTAGTTGTTTCGCTAAAATTAGGCTGCTTAAATGAGTAATTAGACCATCCAAAGTTAGTTGTTTCTAAATTAACATTTAACTTAGTGCATATTTCCTGTACTATCTCTAGTCCAGTATGATTAACAGACCAATCTAAAGAACTTTCATATTTGCTATCAAATAGTTGTGTTTTATCTTGGGTATTTGTAATTGTAATTACTTTTGTACTTATATTATGAGTTATATCTTTTGCTCTTGGTATAAATACACCTTGTTTAACCCACTCAATAGAACCATTAACAACAATGCCTTTATAGATTGTTATTTCTTTATTTTCTAGGCTTAAGTTGTTCTCCAAGTCAAATATATCAAATGATATTGTTTTGGCTGAAAAACCACCTAAAAATGATGGATTAGAATGTGTTATTTTAGGAGATGTTTTTATTACATCCCCCAAATATTCCACATCATCGATAATTATTTTAAATTTAGGAGATAAAGCACTAGTACTACTTACGACATTTTTGTATGCACTACTAACACTTTGCATTCTCTTTACCTCCTAAATATCATCAACATTCATTTGAATAAATCTAATTTGAAAGTTATCTTTCAAAATATATTCATCATTTAATAATGTTACTTTTACTGGATCTGATACCACATACATATTTTTTGTTACTCTTTTATTTTCCATAACATCAAAATAATTAAAAGAACAACTCTTCTTCTTTACTA